TCCTAGTTCTATGTGTCCTGTTGTAGCACAACCACTAAGAAATAACAGAAGTAATATAACTGTTCTTGTAATAGCGACATCATCACTAAATACATTATCTCCGTCTTTTGCTTTTACTCCGAGAGCGTTTGCCCATACTGTCCATAAATACTTCATTCTATAAGCCCGTCTACCCAGTTTTCTGCACAATCTTCTGCATAACTTTCTGAATGTTCATGCACAATTATACTTTTTAGTAGTACATCATTTTCATACAAATCTACTTCAAAGCCTTTTGGTGTGTTATAAACTTTTGCTATTCTTTCATCTCCTCTATAAATATGACAAAGGTCGTCATCTTCTCTATTCACCGCCATCTTTATATATCTCCTCTAATGCTGGTTCAAATATTTGTCGTCTAAAATAATCAAGTCCTTTATGTCGAAACTTAATTCCTGTTCTTCTTTCAATTCGTCTTTGTTCATGACACCAAAGTCTATGCTCTTGTTCTATCATGCTTTCAGGATACCAAATCATTTTCTTCTCCTCTTTTTATTAGAAACTATCACAGTAGATTCCCATAGAAGCCATGCCATAGGCACTAAAACTAGCAGAGAAAGTAAAAAAGCAATAAATTGTTCCATTATTCTACTCTCCTTACTATCTTTGGTATAATTTTACCACTTCGTATAACTTCTACTTTACAACCAATTTCTAAATCAAGAGCTTCAATAAACCCTGCATTGTGTAAAGTTGCTCTTGATATATTGGCATCTTCAATTACTACTGTATCTAGTATTGCTACTGGAGTTACTGCTCCAGACTTGCCTACATTCCATTCTACATCAAGTAGAGTAGTAACTACTCCTTGTTCTCTTACCTTGTGAGCAAACGACCCTCGTGGGTGGTGTGATGTAAATCCAAGGTCATAAAATGCCTCTACATTATCCAATCTCCACACTGTGCCGTCTGTAGGATAGTAATACTGATCGACAGTAAGAACAGTAGCAAACCCAAGGTCTGCTATCTGTAAAAGTCTTTCTGTCCATTTTTCAGTTTTAACTGGCTCTGCATTGTAAGCAACAAAAACTAAGTCAAGGGACCTCTCCTTAAATTCTTCAATGTCTTTAAGGTTTAAGGAACCTGCCGCATAGTTTCGTGCATTTGGTATTTGAACAGGAGCAACTACTTCTCCTGTGATTTGAATTATCTTTTCCTCAGTAAGTATTTCTCTAGGAACAAGATATTTTATTTTGTCTGTAATTGGAACACCTTTCTTACCATCACCACGAGTAAGTGCTAAAGTAAGTTTGCCTTCTACATATAGAATACTTACTGCACTTCCGTCTAGTTTAGGTGTAATTACTACTGCTTCGTCATCTGCCCATGAAGGCGGATTGGTCTCTCCAGCAAATACTTTCTGTAAAGACCACATAGGAAAGGTGTGAGGAACACGCTCCTCTCTATCGTCTTCGTAACCGACTACTTCATCTACCTGTTTCAGTCTATCATAGACATCATCAGATATCAATGGTTTACCATTAAAGTAAGCCAAGTCACATTGCTTTAGATAATTTTCCAAACTCATGACTATATTATATCTGAGTTTGAGGTTTTTGTCAAGAACTATTTTTTAATTCTGATAAATATTGTCAAGTAAATCTTTAAAGTTTTCTTCGATAACTTTTTTACTTTCTGCGAGGGAAAGAATCTCAACTAATGCTGAGAACAACTCCCTTGAGTTATCAAAATCTAATACCATAGAAATACCTTCTTTCGAAGGCTTCCATTCTTCACTAAAGTCTTGATAATATTTTCTGATGTGCAAATATTCTTTGCCTTTGAAAGTATTTACCATTAAATATATTTTTTCGCTTTTCTCTTCGTTGTAATGAATCTCTCTTTCATACATCGAAGGTGCATTATGTAATTCAATCATTTTTCAATATTTTTGAGAGAGGAACTATCGAAACTACATTTTCGGGAAGTAACAATCTGTAAGAGTCAGTATCCCAGCACCAGCATAATACCTGATGTTCGTTTGGTTTTGCACGATTTCTTTTTGACTGAATATATTTATTGTCAAACTCCATTGTGCAAACATTATACTTTAGTTTTCGACTTTTAGCACTACGATATGTTATTACAGCATCGCCGTGCTTGTCCATCTCCTCTATAAATTTTTCTTTTTTCATTTTTCTCCTGCGTTGGTTGATGTAATCTTTCACCGTCCAATCGCTAGTCTAAAAAACAACTGAAAAAACTAGATGCAAAAAGTCCTCGGCTTCGTGAAAAACCGAGGATTAAAAATTAACTATTAAGTTTATTAATAGCTTCGGCAAAGTACTTAGCTGCTTTACCAGTAAGTTTACTAATGATAGAATCATCAATATCAATTCCTGCGTCGCTTAGAGCTGAACTCAACTCTTGTTGTGCGCCTTCTTTTGATACTCTAGTTCCACCACCACCTGATGCCTTGCCAACAGCAGGGGTTTTCTTTACATAAACACCAGCTTTAGTTAGAATCATTCTAACACCATTTGGTGTTTGTCCGATATTTTCTGCAATATCAGATACAATCTCCATACTTGTTTCTGGAGTTGGGTCGGCACTTTGATAGTCTTCGACTACTTGTGCTTTTAGTTCGTCTGTCCAATTTGACATTCTGCTTCTCCTTTTTTTGTAAGATTCTGGCAACCCGGGCGCCCACCCTGTCGCTTGCCTCATCTGAAAATAAAATCTATCACTCATTTATATATATTATAACTATAAATAGGAATAATGTCAAGAACTATTTTATACTTGCTATGAAAAATGCTTTTTGATTGTTTCAATTCTATCTTCTGCTTCTGCCATTTTGCCGATTTCGATTTCGATTGCTTCAACAATTTCTGAGTGTTCGCCAATTCCCACAGGGTTTCTAATGTAGGCAAGAACATTTGCTTTTGCAACTTCTACTTGCCCTTCTAGTTTCTTTAATAATGCTTTTAATAAAAAGTTCATCTTACTGCCTCTATATATGATGCTACAAAACGGAATCTATATTTCTCATGTAGCACAGCTGGTAAAAGTAGTGGCGCAACTATACATGACATCAATACAAATAAGATGCCACTTACAAACCACCATTTTACTATTACTGCGTCAGGTCTTACCAATTTTAATATTGTTATGGCAGGCCACCAAAGGCGAACAACTGCCATCATTACTGTTGCAAACCAAAACGCAATAAATAAATCAATATAATTTAACTCCATATTCTTCTAGGTGTCGAAGACTTCCTAGATTGCATGCAAGGCAATTTCTATATCTACCCCCATGTTTTACATACGGAAAGAAAGTATCACTAAAATCAAAAGGTGGTTCAATCGTATAAACAGTATATCCATACTGTCCGTCTGGATTGTTCCACTCACTCTGAATAATAGCTGGTGTATTATTAATTACACACCAAACTTTTTCTCCTATGTCAAATCTTTCAGATACACACTGGTCTGGTAACATAACTTCTTTCCAGTTATAACCATCAGTAGGGTGTTTGAAAGGTACTCCGACTCTTTCAATAATACTTTTTACAAAAGCTGGAGAGCGATATAGACTTGTTGCAATTTCTGATAAGTTATATCCTTCGATATACATTTCACAAACGCCTCGTATCTCTTCTTTTGTTGCTAGTTTCCCTTTGTTTTGGGACTTTCTAAGTGCAACAAAAGCCTCCTGATCTTTATGGTCTTGTATTATTCTTGCCAATCTTGTTGTATTGTATGTTATTTTAAGCATCTGACATGCTTCTTTCTTTGTGATTGGCTTCTCACTTTCGAGTAAGTCTATTACTCGTTGTATGTTTGACTTAGTTAAATTCTCGTAATCTTTTTTCTTTATCACTTTCTATGTTCAATAATATAATTGCATAATGAATTATCTTCAATACATCTTCTCGCCTATAACCATCTTTCTTGCCATAGCGCTGAGCATATTTAATTATGTTCCCTAAACAGAAACCTTCTCCATGACCTGCGTCATTTATGAACTCGGTAGACTGTATTTTATTCATACTGTAATGTTTACCATAAGTGCTATCTATCCATTCTTTAACTTCCATCAGCACTCTGTCTTCGTTGAATTTATACATTTCTTCTTTTCCTCTTAGGTTTTCGATTATGAGGTCTCCATCTGCTTACTGAAGATTTTGCACTTCGTATGAAGTTATCTTTTTCTAGTTCAGATAGACCTTCGGGAATAAATATATTTATTCCTCTGTAAAAAAATTTTTCCATTTATTTACTTGTTATCCTTTGGTCATACCAAGCCAACCCATCGTCCCACCAATCGGGTTGTGGTCTGTGCGACCACTTTGCAAAGGTTGCCTTGTCTGTGTGATAATACAAGCGATACGAACCTACGACATCGCTTGGGTCTTTCAGTTCATCTGGCATAGCCATACCGAAAGGAGTGAGTCCATCTCTAGGCATATTTTTAGGTTCTGGTAATTTATTAATTACTTCAACCACTGACTTATGCTCCTTACCATAACGATAATGATATTCGTCATTCAACGCATTAGCATAGCAAT